GCCTCGGCGTTAAATTTCGTAATATCCTCAGGCGTGTAACCGTATTCCTCGCGAAGAGTATCGACAGGAACATCGAGATTAGCTCGCTTGAGGCCTAGCGTCGTTAGAAACTCATTCTCTGAGCGTTGCTCAGGCGATTGCCATTGAGTTGTTAGGTTGTCCGCTGCTGATTGGTTCTCGATCTTGAGAGCGAGCTGCATTATACGAGCCCACGTCGGCCCGAACGAAAGCGAGAGTCGAGTTACCTTTTTTGTAAATCTCGCTTCGAGCGTTTTTAAGGCCTCGCCTGATACATTATTTCCCGTATCGATCGAAAAGAAATGTAAAGGCGTACCTGATACGCGAGCCATTTCGAGGCGATACGAATCAGCGACTTTTAGAAATTGCTCAAGATCCGTAGCGTCGAAATCTCCGAATTTCGTTTTCTCGTTATCAGTTGCCCACAGTCGATCAGTTCCGGCCTTAAACGGCGCGCTCGATTGTCCTGTTACCTCGTCTGTTATGATCTCAAGGCCTGTCGCCCATCGCTGACGAAAAGCCGAGAATTCCATCGCTACGAGCTTGTCACAAATCGTTTTATTGAGAGCATCCTGCAAAGGTATCGCGTCGCGTAAAACGGGCTCGGCCTCGAATTTGAACATCGGAACTACACCGTAAGGATTTACCGTAAGAGCCTCTTCTGTCTCGCTTATTAGAGGCGTAAACTGCGCGGCCTTGAGCTCGCCGATATTACCTGTCTTTTTAGGCGATTGGTATTTCTCGATTCGATCGGCGTAATAGAGGTTAAGGCGATAGACGAGATCCGGCGTGCGCCAGAGCTTGCAACCGAAGAGAGGCTCTTCGGTTTCCTCATCCTCGACGAGGCCACAATTTAGCGAGTTTTGCAGATAGAATTTTGCTACGCCTGAGGCGTCGGGCCAGACGATCAAAAAAGCCGAGCCCGTTTTCAAGGCCTCGATATGCGTATTAACAGAAACGAGCTCCATTTGCGAATGTTGCCAGAGTTTCCACGCGTTATCGTCTGTCCCTGTCGAGCCGTCAGCCTGATTGTTATCAGAGGAAAAGTTAATTATTTCCATTCGATCAGCAGGCGAATCGACGACGACAGGACAGAGGTTGTCTCGCATTGTTTGAAAGATCTGCCCGAAAGTGTTTCTAAATTTTTCAGTCGCGAACATCAAGGCGTGTTTGCCGTCGTAGTAATTCGAGTAGCGTCTGCGATCGTCTTGATCTTTACAAATTTCTAGTAACGCGGTTTGTATATCTTGATTTGGCATAGCAGTTTTTAAAAGCTGTAAAAGCGGCCCTTTGTTTGATTAAAGAAAAAGGAAGCATAGCGCCCTGCATCAAGGCAATGGTCATCAAATTTGATAACTTCGTCAAGTAAAGAGCCGACCTTCCCCGTTATCTTGCCTGTCTTGTCGGTTTTCCACGAATAACGCTTGATCTCGCGTAAGAGGTTCGAGCTCTCGCTATGTATGCGTAAAGGCTTTGATTTAACGAAATCGATCGTGTCTTTTACGATCTTAAAGGCGGGCTGTATCTTAAAGCCCGCTCGCGAGATTTCCTCGATACGCTGCGGCTCTGCGGCGTCTGCAATGATCTTTTGGCCTCGCAGCTCAGGAATTCCTTTAAGAGCGTCGATAAGATCGGCGTTCGTAAGTTTCGACTGATAGAGCAATTCTCGCCAGTAAAGCGTGTTGTCGTAGAAAGTAACCTCGACGAGAGCCGAAGGATTGTTAAAACCGAAGTCGAGCCCGTACACCGTTTGCCCTTTGTTGTAAGGCCAATTTGCACCCGTTTGCTCTCGCCAATGCGACCAAATTCGAGTACCGCCGAAGCCGATTTGACCGAGCCCGTAAACAGTCCAATATTCGTCGTCGCTATCCTCTAAGAGCTCGATCTCGCGAATTAGCTCAGGATCGAGGAAAGGATTGTCTTTATACGTCGTGACGTGCATTTCGCAATCCTCGCGAGTCTCTACGTCGTCATACACCCACGAATAAGGCTCGCTTGGGTTATAGTCCATTACAATCCATCGCTTTGTTCTAAAGGCGAGCTGTCGAAAGGCGTCGAGCGTCGTCTCGTTTACCTCATTGATAAAAACGTCGTCGCGCTTTCGCCCTCGAATTCGAGCAGATTCTGAGAGGCCTATAAACTCAATAAGATTGCCGTTTAGCGTATATTCGTTACTCGTGCGATTATGATGTTTTTCCTCATAGAGGCCGAGCGTATCGAGGATCTCGAAAAAGTCACGCATTGCCGAGGCCTTGAGAGCGGGCATCGTCTGGCGAGCGATCGTCAGCGTCTTTCCTGTCTCTTCGAGATAACGAAATACAAACCAAAGCAGAACATTGTAGGTTTTGCCTGAGCGCGTACCGCCTCGAAGCGATGTAATGCGCTTTTTAGCTTTCGAGAGAATATCGAAAACGACATTACTCTCGATCTCGATCTCGATCGGTTTTGGTGCTGTCGTCGTCATTCTTAACTATCCTGACGGTATATCGTCGAGGAATTAGATCGCCGCCGTCTTTGCCTTGCAATTCGATCTCCTGTCGCGCCTTCCCTTGCGTGCGATCATTGATCTCTTTTATCGCTTGAATATTTCCCTTGATAACGCCTTCATAGACGAGGCGAGCTGCGCCCGCGTCAGCGATCGTCGGGCGTTTAATATGCCTGCAAAAAATACGAATTCCTTTAAGCTCGAAAACCTCTTCTGGCGCTTGTCGCTTGAGTAAGGCGAGCATTTGAGTTGTGATATTTTTCGAGCCCTTGGGCCTGCCTTGAGGATTGCCAGACTTGCCCTTTTTGAATTGATGATCTCTTATATCCTCGGAGCTCATTTTGTGCTGTTATCGTGCTGTATTTCTGTTGCTTGAGCGTCTATAAGATCGCCGTCAAAGACTCGGCAAAGCTGCGCGGCGAATTCCCAATCTTTCATAACTTGAGCGACGCCTGAGAGCGTATCGATAAGAGAGATCAATTCGTCGCGACTTAGCTTGCCCGTAACAAAAAGGCCAAATTTTACTTTAAGCTCTGCGTCCTGTTCGAGCGTAATATTTACAGACATTTTTTAATTCCTCGATCTCCCTCGCAGTAGATCGCTATCGTCTGCGTGGTGTATTAACTTTCGAGCGAGCGTGCGGGCCTGATCTGCTGAAAAAATTACGTGGTGGGCTGTGTCGTCGTCAGTTGCCGGAAAACTGATCACGACTTCGAGAGTTTTCTCGTCGAGCCCTATTTCGAGATAGCCTGTTATTTTGTCGCTCATTCTTTGCTCGTACTGACTATGTAAGTGTCATAGCCGCCGCCGCCGATAACAAAAACGCGACGATAGCCGACTAAATAGCCCGCTGCTAAAATGTCGCTCTGCGTCGGTAGTTCTGAGATATCGACTCCGGCAGGCCCGTATTGATCGATAAGCTCGAAAACTGCCTCTAAGGTTTCATCATCAATTCTAAAGATATTATTACTCATATTTTTATCAATTCAGCCGAGCCGCCGCCGCACTCGTCGCAGCTCCAAACGAGCCGCCCATCCTCTTCATAGGCCGAAGGCTGACAATCGCAGCAGGCGTTTTCCTCTTCAAACCAATCGAAAGCGACGCGAGATCGACCGCCGTTTTTCTCGATCGTCATTTCCGAGCCTGCTTTCGTTCGATATTCGCCGTCTGGTAATTTCATTTTATTGCTATCCATCCTGCAAAGTTCATCCAACGCCAAAAGCAATCGATCTCGGTAAATCCTGCGTTATGCAAAAGCGACTCATTCCACGACGCGGTTAAAGGAACTAAAACGCCTTCGAGCGAGAGTCGCTTTCGCTCGATCTGTTCCTCGGAATATCCGTTAGCAGCTTTGACGCTGTAGTATTCGAGAATCATCTTTTTATCAAGATCCGCGCTCGCTCCGAGAACCTTTTCGACGAAAATAAAAGCGCCGCCGATCGTCAATTTTTTGTAAATGTCTTGCACGATCTTTAATCGATACTCGATCGGCGTAAATTGGAGCGTCAAGATCGAAAAAATAATGCAGGCCTCGATATCAGGTAAGCCGTTTCTTAGATCGTGCTTATCGATAACGATATCGAAGCCCGCCTCGTTATAATGTCGAAAACGTTTCCGAGCGGCCTCGATCATAGGCTCGCTAATTTCTAAGCCTAGATAGCGATTTGTTTTCGATCGTCGCGCGGCGATTTGAGCTAAGGCCTCGCCGCGTGATGTTCCTAGATCGACGATCAAGATCTCGTCTTGAGCGTATCGAGTAGCTAACGAAACGCACGAATTACGCATTACGTCATACTGCGGAATCGAGCGCTTAAGCATATCGTCGAAAGCGTCTGTCACTTGCTCGTCAAACTTCCACGGCTCTGTTGGCGTAATTTGATCTTTAACGCCCGCACCGCAAATTAAACTTAGATCTTGCATAAAATCTCCTGCTCGATCGTCTTAGCTATATGAAACATCATTA